ATCCTTTTAAAAGTACTATTTCTCTAGGATTTTTTTCTTTTATTACACTATATCTTATCATTTTTATTCCTTTTCATTAGTCTTCACTTACTTTTCCGTTATTTTTCCAAATTGTTGCAATATATACAAACGGTGTATCCAATAATGCAATTACTACTTTTAGGAAATAAGTTGAAAATATAATTACAATTATTTCTTTCATTGAATAAACTCCTAAAAATGCCATAAACGAGAATACTATATTATCAAGTATTTGACTTAACATAGTGCTTGCATTATTTCTAATCCAAATATCTTTAAAGCCCGGACGCAATTTTCTGATTGCCTGATAAGACCAGATGTCAAATGCCTGTGAAGCCGCAAATCCAGTTACACTTGCTATTGCCAGTCTTGGCATAAATCCAAACACTTGACTCAAAGCCCCTTGCATGGTGTCAGACGGTGCTACCTGTATTTTTAGGACAATTTGCATAATAAAAGTTGTAAACAGCATTGAGGCAAATCCTAGTGAAACTACTTTTCTAGCATACTTCTTCCCTTCATTTTCAGAAAGGATATCTGATGCTAAATAAATCCCACCGAATGCAATATTTCCCATTGTCGTATCCACACCAAACAAGGTCATCATCTTCCCAACCTGAATATTTGCGATAACTATTGAAAGTGGTACAATTGAAAGCAATCCTGCCTTTCCCCAAAATCTATAAGCCAAGATAACCGCTGTAAAATTAAGTAACAAATATCCTAACCACATTAATTCATTTACTCCAAACTGAAAGTTTCTAAAAAATTCCAAAATTTTCCTCCTTATAATTTTTATTTTTTATTTAATTAAATTTTCCCTATTTTTTTAGACAAATAAAAAACACACACTATCCTTTTGAATAATATGTGTTTCCAAAAGGTTTTTTTTAGAGATGGATTTTCCCAAACATCATTATATTTTTTATTACTATTATTTATAGTTATTTTTATTGTCTTTTATTATACAAGCATTTAGCAAAAAATGCAAGAAAATAATAATTTTTTAAAAATTTGCCCCTTTTTTGCCCCCTGATTGATAAAATAAAAATTCTCTATCAATACCACAAATATATTTTAAAAGAAAAAGAACAGATTTTACTGTTCTTCTTCTGATTGATTTTTATTTTCATCTTTATTTCTTAAACCTACAGAAATAGCTAATCCACCTATAGCTCCTAACATAGTTACATATCCTGCTAAATTACGCCCTATACTTAACAGATATATCCCACCTATTAGAGCAGATAAAACTACTATTCCACCTATTACCTGTCCTAAAATTCTATATGTTACTGCTCCATTAACTAACTTTTCTTGACATTTCTGAAAACTCTCTGACTCCTGTAATTCTATTTTTTGTCTGTTTTTCTGTTGATTTTCTGCCATTGCTACAATTCTGCTTGCTAATCCCTCTTGAATATTTTCATATCCTTGTAATTCTTCAACTGTTGGTATAGGGGCAGAACGGAAAGAAACACTTTTAGCAACTGCTCTTGTTCCAATTTTTGAAGTTTGGGACACTGGTGGTTTATTTGTTTTTCTCTTAGACATTCTATTTACCTACTTTGTATTGTTTATCATATTCAGACATTGCATTTCTTATATCATTCCCAACTTTTTCCCAATCTGACTGTAATGCTTTTAAATCATTTTTTTCAAAATTAGAATTACTTTTTTTTAACGATATTTCAGGAGAATAAACAATATCTGCAATCCCGTTTATAAAGTCTTGTAAATGTTTTTTCATAAAAATTTCCTCCTAATTTTGTTTAATAAAGTATAACAAATTTTTCTAAAAAAAACAAATTTTTTTTGAATATAAAGTATATTTTCTATTTTTCGTCTTTATAATTCAGTAATTTAAGTAATGCGTCAGGTTTGCTTCCACCCACCTTTTTTAATTTGTTGTTTATAAACTCCAGTTCCTTTACTGTAAATCTTACAGTAAAGACTTTATCACGTTTTGGCTCTAATGTTTTTTTTCTTCCACTCCCCAGGGGCTTTGGTCTGCCTTTTTTAGCCCCCCTGGTTTCTTTTTTTTCCATAGTCACTCTCCTATCTTAAGAAAAACATTATTAGACTTAATATACATGCTATTAAGCTTATTATTCTTGCTACAGTATATTTTTTTTGTCCTGCAAAAGCAAAATATCCATTTACCAATGCAAATATTATCCATAAATTGTTATTTGACATAATCTTTATAAAAAGATATAATTAAGTCGTCCCCTAAGAGGGAGGGCTTTATTTAAAAAGCCCTTTTATCAAAATTGTTAGTATTGTCAATATTGCGAGTATGATTTCTGCTAACAATTTGATTATTTCGAGGACTTGTTTTAAGTCCTCTTTTTTTTGCCTCCTTTCTTTTTCCTTTCGACTTAATTTTCTTTTCATTGTCCACCACCTTTCTATATCCCTCTTACATATGTATAGTAACATATTTTTATGTAAAACGCAAGCGTTTTTGATAAAATATTTAAAATTATTTACAATTTTTTTATACACAAAAAAAGATAGCCATTTCTGACTATCCTTTATTCACTTCATTCATTTTGTTATTGTAATAATACAATATTGCCAAAGACACTATTAGGCTCAGTATTACTATTATAAGATTTTCTACTAACGTTTTTTCTCTTAGTTGTTCTATCAAAGGTATCCTTTGCCATTTGTTTTCTAGTATCAGTTTTTCTATATTTCTTTTGTATTGCCAATCTCTCTGTGCTATAGAGAAAATCGAGCTGACAGTATAAAGTAAAATTAATTTCACTATCCCTTTGTTCGCAAAATTGATTTTCTCGCTTTCTTGAAAATCTTTGTGTCTTTTATTTTTAAATATTAAATCCCTAATAGTTTTCTTGGTTCTAACTGTCGCCATTGCTCCCACCGCCTAACCACTTATCGATAAACTTATCCAATACCTTAGGTACTTTATCCTCAAGAACTTCTATAAGAAGTTCAACAAAATATCCTACAAATATAATCAATATCATTATGATTAAATGCAACGAAGGAACTTTCTTATATATGGATAAATATGTCAATACATATAACGCTAATGCCATAGCTCCATATAAAATCCTGATTATGATAGGACTGATATTTAAATGATTATTTACTCTGTACAATAAATTTCCTAAAGTTCCCAAAAGCAGTCCATAAGCTATAAATATAATATCTTTAATGTATTCTCCCATTTATTGCTCCTTTTTATGAAATTTAAAGTATATTTTTGTTTCCTGCTTTTTCTACATCGAAAATTTGCTGTAATATAACTTTTAAGTCAAATGTTTTTCTAGCTTCTTTTAAAACTTCTGACAGTACTTCTTCTCCAACTTCTTCAGCAAAGTTAGGAATCCATTTTCTGTCAATTGATTTTTCTTTTTTCAATAACTCTTCCAATTTATCCCAAAAACCTTCGTATACTTGATTAAATTTTTCTGCTCCAGCTTTTCCTTTTGCAACTATCTCTGTTTTGTAAATTAAAGTTTTTCCTAATTCTAAAATTTTCCCTGTTAAATATATTTTTGCTGCTAATTTATCCATTTTTATCTCTCCTTAACTTTTATTTTGTTTATATCGTTTCTAAAGTGGCTAGCAGGCTCTACAATAAATTTTTGCTTGCTAGCCAACCTATTATCCAAAATTATTTTTAACGTTCAAATTCGGCTCTTATCCAAGTCATTTTCACGTTACTTCAATTCAAAGTGAGGTGTGTCGTGCATTTTCCAGTTTCCACCCCATTCGACATTTATGTTTTTGGATTTTGCTACTGCCAAGATGTGATTTGCAATCAATTTTAATTTTTTCTCATCATACCCTTCTTCGGATGTGAATTTTCTATACACGCCGTTCTCAATAACTCCACAAGGAAATATGTCAACTGCATGTCCGTATCCGTCTGTTTTGATTTGATGGTTTGATTTAAATTTCTTTCCATCACAATTTGTTACAATTCTGCCTGGTTTACTTCTTCCAATTTGATATAAGGCAAACTGTTCTTCTGTTGTCCTAGCGCCGTCTGTAATTCTAAAATCATAAGGGCTATCTATAATTGCAGCTTTCATAACTTCAACCAGCTTTGGATGTACTTTTTCCATTTTGTCTAGACTTGACTGAGCAAAAGAATATTTTTTACTTTCTGTTGGTGTATTTTCTTTATCCCAGTCTTTCAAATATTCCTCCTTTCTTTCTATTCTATTTAACCAACCTGTTAAAAATCTTTCCTGTGTGCTGTCAGCTTCAATTTTGCTTCTGTAATAAATTCTCTGCAAGTTGTGATAAACTTCTAAAAATTTACCAGGATCTATCGAATTTAATGCTTCCAAAGTTTTATTTCCAATTATTCCGTCTACATCAAGATTTGCATTTGTCAATTGGTTTATAGCAATCTGTGCATTTTTGATTCCATTTCTGCCACTGTTTACAGCCCAGTCACATATAGATAGTGCTACTTTATCATTTACAACTTTATCTAATTTATTCCCAAGATAGTATTTTTTTAGATAAATATTTTTTGCGAAGTCTTTTGTCAAGTCCTGCATACTTCCTTTATATCCAAAGTCTCTAGCTTCTTCTTCAATTATTCCGTATTTTGTTTCTCCTCCCTTATCATTCTTATCATTTGAATATCCGCCCTCAACTTTTAGCAAATAATCAAAAATTTTCTCAAATCTGTCCATTTTTATTCCACCTTTCTTCCTAATAATTCCATATCTTTTAAATATTTATATAACTTTGCAGGACTGAATTGATTAGCCTTTAACGTTTTTAAATTGTACGTTAGGCTTTCATCCAGCCCTTTGTTAATTAGATGTAAGCACAGCTCAGAACAGAAGTACCTATCCTTATGCTCAATTCCCAGTTCCAGCAACTGACTGAAGAAAATTGCGCCGTAGTCATAGCCTTTGCCCTTTAGTTTCTTAAACTCTTCCAGCACAATTGGAATTTCAATGTGGCTGTCCAATTCAAAAATATCCATATTATCTTTATACACAAAAGGCTTTATACGTACTCCACCAGGATTTGATAAATATACATAGTCATTATAGATAAACTCACAATGAGAATATTTTCCTAATGTCCTTAAAGTTATCAGAAAGCCTATGATACTTTTAGGCTTGTGGAAGCTGATATAAAGTTTATTTTTTTCTAACTGCATAAAATACCTCCTTACATATTTTTGTATGCTTTTTCATATCTATCTTTGGCATCGTATTCTTTTAACTCATCATCAGTTAAATTCTCTAAATTATGCGTCAATAGAGTTTCCGTTGCCATAGCCTTTGTCGTATGTTCCTGCATTATGTTCGCCATTTTCATCATATCCTGCAATGTTAGGTTGACGTATTTTTCACTGTTTTCTTTTGTATAAAATTTCCAATTTTCAAAAGTCGTTTTCTTCAATGCTTGGCACATTACGACAATTCTTGTCAAGTTTGACTGGTCAATACTTCTATTATTCTGTAAGTATTTCACGCCACCTACTTCAAATTCAAATGGGGCAACATCGTATTCAAGTCTTAATTCATACAATTCTTTTTTGATTTCATCTATCCGTTTTTCTCTATTTAACTTGATGATGTTGTTCTCAATATACTCAAATTCAGATAATTCAACAGTCTTAATTTTTCCATTTTCTAGTAGTTCATTTTCAGCAAGAGTGTATTTTCCAGCTTTGTATAATTCCTCTTTTGTAGATTCCCTTAATTTTTCGTTATCCAAAACTGGATTTTCATATTCCAGTTCACTCCATATATGCTTTTCTGCATTCCAGTCCGGATAAAATAAACTAGGATTATTTTTAAACTCTTCCAAATTAGTAATAATTGGTCTTGCTATTATTTCGAGATTTTTTTTGTCATAAATTACAATGTTCATTTACATTTTCCTCCTTGTTATCTAATTTTCTGATTCGCATATGTAACTAAAATTCACGTGAATGGGCTCTGTTATTTTATTTGAAGCGAATACATTTAAATATCCAGCTTCAACGTCTCCAGTTGTTTTCAGAGTGAACGCTGGTCTTGCCCAGCTTTCTGAAATTGGGGCAAAAGGAAGTCTGAACAGAACTTTTCCAACAGTATTTATACTTCTGTCGAATTGTGGGTCTAAATATCCACTAAATACTGCTATATTACCCTGCTTAATTAGATAACAATCCTTGAAGTAAGACATTATTCTGCTGTCGATTTGAGAATTTTTTAGAATCTTTGTCTTATACAGGTTTCCGACTCTATCTGAAATCGGCTTATTGCTTATTGCCCTAAATTTAGTAGCATCGTTGTAAGTCAAATTTGTATTCTCTATGCATTCGTAATAGAACTTGGTCACACTATCATAATAAAACTTTCCTTTTACTTTGTTTCCTGTGTCTTGTATATTTCCACCAAATTGTAAACCTAGAATTTCAGCTAATCTCGAACTAACTAAATAATTTTCGTCCGCATATTTTTTAGTAATATACGTGATACTCGGATCAATAACAGCTGTTACATTTGCCACTTGATCTACAATAATCGTATCTACATATTCAATCTCTACGACATTGTTAGCCGAAAAAGGCGGCACAAAATCTGGACTAGTCGAAATATTGTAAGCATAAAGTATTTCAACGTTATCATTTCCGTGTGCAAATATTCCTAACTCTTTGATATAAAACCCTGTTGTTACTGATTTATTAGTCAATAAAGCGTTAATTTCACAAGTTCCATTTCTTTTTACGTTTATATTTAAAATTGGCAATGTTGTGATTTGATTGACTAATGCTGTCCTTTCTCTTTCAGAAGTTAATGATGTTCCATCTCCTATCCCCATTTTAGTGAACGTTATTGTTTCTCCTGCCAATCCTTTTGCTAATAGTTCTCTTCCTTTTTCCGTTAAAATAAATCCATTAAATTTTGCCATAATTTACCTCCTATCTTATTTCTCTTAGAACTCTTGTTCTGTGTACTGTTCCAAAATTTTCTGTTATAATTTCATTTGGAATATTTATGTCAGTTGAGTTCAAGTAATATTTCTTTTTATTTTTTTCAACGAAACCATAATAATTTGTCTTTTCTTCTTTTCTTAAAAGCCTTATTCCTTCAAGCCAAGAACGAATATTTTTATACTGCTCTACAACTTCAATTATTTTCTTGTAGCCTTCATAATCTGATAAATTCCCATCTGTATTTACTTTAAAATATCCAGGATTTCCTCCATATTTAAACCATTCTATTATTTCAACGTTTCCATTAAATAATATTTCACATATTTCTTTAATTCCGCCTACAGTCCCTTTGTTAAAGTGTGAAAAAACAGACCTTTTTATTAATTTTATTTTAGTATCTCTTGTGATATTAGAATCAATGTAATCAACATGATATTCCCACATCAAAAAATCTAATTCTACATCATTTAACTCTGATAACTCCAAAAAAAATTTTCTTTTAATCGCTTCATGCTTCTTTTTGATAGCAAAATTTATTGATTCATATATCCAATGCGTCGTTTTATCATTCAAAGTTGATTTTGCTGCTATATCAGTTAATTTTAAATCATCAATAGTTATCATATATTTTCAACTCCTAAATAATTGCTTGTAACACTTGTATTCTCTGCTATTTCATTAAAATCTAAAACTCTAAATGTTGGACTTCTTAATACAACTCTTTTTACTCCAGCTAATTTTAGTAACTTTATAAGCTCGTCTGGATTAATATCTCTGCCCATTTTATTTTGTTGCCAAATCTTAAAATCTTTCACGGCTTTTTCAACATTATTTTTAATAACATTTACAAGCGTTTCATTAGATTTATCAATGTAGTAGTCAAAATCAATTGTGTATGATGTTTTTATTGCCTGTTTTACTGTTACATTATCCGTTAGAGGTCTTATATTATCAGTATTCAGCATTTCTTCAATTCTCTTTTTTAGCTCATTTGTTAGTGTCAGAGAATCAGTTAAAACATAAATATCCACATTTGTTGCACTTGGACTATACGCTACAACATCAACAATATTCGTACTTGTCGACTTAGCCCAAAATTCATAAGCTCCTTTACTTCCAGCTGTTGTAAACGATTCAGGGATTTCTCTGATTCTAGCTCTATAATTATCGTCTTGCTCTATTTCAGCTCCATTATTTGATGCTGTAATGTTCTCGACTTTATCGTAATGTGGAAAAATGTCGACCATCGTGTTAATTTGTCCGACTGGAATATCATTTCCAACAGTTCCTGATGTGTTGCAAGTTGCGATTCCATCTACATATAAATCGCCTTTCTCTATTTTATATTGTTCATCTGTTGAAAAATACAACTCATTGTATTGAATCCTTGACCCTTTCGGAATTATTATATCCGTTACTTGAATATCAGTAATATAAAATCTAAATGTCGCCACGGCTGGTTGTTCTACAAGTCTTTTACCTCTATTTCCGTAAAACTCTCCTTTCAAATCTAGCCGCTCATTTCTTGCAAATCTTAAATAATTCTGTTTCATTTCATCGTTGTATTTTTCTTCTCTTAATCCAAATAAATACGCTACTGTTTCAAAAATCAATGTCTCTGGGCTTGATTCTGTAAGCTTTCTTCCACTTAATTCCTGAAATTTATCAATCATATCTCTTTTAAGTTCCCATGAATCAGCATCTATAATTTCATAATTTTCATCTATCTGTTCACTCAATGTTTACCACCTCAATTCCTAATTCAATGTCAAAATCATTATTATATGTATCTTTCATAATGATTCTAGTTTGTCTTAAAACAGCCCTTGGCTCGTATTCTCTTATAATTTTAGTCAAGTGACTTGTGATCCTATTCTGCACAACATTAATGTTCTTATCAATCAAATCACTGTCAAATGCAAAATCTCGATTGAGTGGCTGTTCTTCTTTGCAAACTCTTAAAATCATTCCTACATTTGCAACTACTTCTTCTAAAGTGTTTTTTGGATTATAATTTATTTCTTCAGAGCTATTTACTGTTATCATTGTTTACAGCCTCCTTCTGCTCATTCTCGATGTCGTCTTGATTTTCTTCAGTGACTTGCTGATTTTTTTGCATTTTTCTTTGTTCAGTTAATTGATTATACAACTTAGGATTTTCAATATACTCTTTAAGCGTAATATTCAACTTAACAACATCAAATCCCCCCTCTTCTTTATTAAAATAACTGCTTTCTTCTGATAATTCTGTTATCAAAAAAGGGTATTCACCAAATACTTGACCGCCAAAAACTAGATTAGCATACTCTCCAAGTTCAAACATTTGCTTGATTGTATCTAGCTCCTCTTTTAAAGTAGTTTGCTGTATTAAAGATGATACCAAAGTCATCGTAAAACTAACTTCTAGTAAATCTCTCCCTTGGAATCTTAACATTCCAGGACCGTAAATTGCTTGATGTTCTGATATTTTAGCCTTGTATGACCTACTTATTTGATTATTAAGCGATACAATCTGATCTTCTGACGCTTCAAATGTGACATCTCCAAAACTTCCTATCATTGCGGACCTCCACTCATATCTCCACCAGCAGTAACACCATCGTGTTTATGTGTATTAAGATTAATACTTCCACCAGTTTTTGTAGTTCCGCTGACTTCCAAATCTCCATTAATTACAATCTTGCCAATATTTAAAGTCAATGTATTTTTATCATAGCTCCAGCTTCCACCATCAGAAAAAGTTCTTTTTACTTCACTTTCACTACTAGAAGCACCACGCATAGGACAACCAAGCACAACTCCCTGTTCAGGCATTTCTGAAAAGAATAAGCAGTAAACAGTTTGCCCTAGTCCAAGTGTATAATTATCACTGTGGCTTTCAGAATAAGGAACTAACACATTAAGCCAATCCGTTGTTTTATCGTCATCGCCCTTTAACAGAACTCTTACTTTTCCAGTTTTTGAATCTATCGCACTCACTTCTCCTGCTTTTAATGTTTCAATCAATTTAACCACCTGCCTTATCATTTTTTTGCAACAAAAAAATCACAATCAAATTAATGACTGTGATTTAGTGTTTCTATTTAATTTTCAATTTGGTCTAGTAAATTTTCAACTTCAAATGTCATTCCAGAAAGCTCGTCAATCTGATTTGTTATCATTGCCAAGTCCTGAGAAAGTTTACATATTTTTCTATAAGTATCACTCCTTACTTCGTTAGCCTTGTTTGCAATCTCTTTTATCTTAGCCCAATGAACTGCTTTATCAAGTGGTATTGAAACTTTGTCACTTTTCGGCATCGGCAACAATCTTTGCTGATTTAACAATCTTTCCATTCTGTTAAATTCGTTTATGTAAGCCAGTTTGAATTTGTTGTGTCCTTGTATATTGAACATGTAAAGTATGAATCCGTCTTTGGTTAAAAGATACTCACGATAGTTTCTATTTCTGCTATCCTTGTAATTACTCGTGAAAATCAATCTACCCAAATTTGGGTTGATTAAAATTTTATCAATATCTCTTAAAACTTTTTCATGCCTTTTATCCAACGCTCTTGCAATAACTCTACTACTTACAACTAATCCATAATTTTCATGTCTTTCTACTTTTACTAAATCCATAATGTTTTCCATTAAATTTCCTCCTAAAATATTGTTTTTTAGAAGTCAATATGGTATAATTCTATTGATGAGGTAGAAATACCATAAGACTTCTTTGCAAAGAGGTCTTATTTTTTATTTCTCCTCACTTTCCAAATCTTTTTTTATCAAATTTAAAATATATTCTTTTATCCCTATTCCCATATTTGTAGCTTTTAATTTAATATTTTTATGTAATTCCGAATCTACTTTAAATGATATATTTTTCTTATTTTCCATCTTCAACCTCCTGACTTTTATATTTTACACGTTTACACGTAAAAAGTCAAGAACTTTTTTGAAAATTTTTATTTCTTGTTTATATCAAAGAAATATTTTTCAGATTTTTTAATTATTTCTTTACATCTTTCTTTATTTCTTCCACATAATATTGTTTGTGTCTCTTTTCTTGCGGTTTCATCATCATCTCCAAAATCTTTAAATCCTTGATATATATCAAAATATTCTTTGAAATCTTTCTTATCTTGTGCATTTATATTTTCTTTTGGCGATATTTTTATAAAATCAGTACCTCCATTTATTAATCTCATTTGTCCATGTGTTCCTAACAAACTTTTATACATATAATGTTCATCGCTATAAGCAACAACCATCGTATTATCTCCTTGAAATCTTTTTTTGTTTGCTACTGCTGTATCCATTAAAATTTTTGAAATTTCTTCTTCGGTAGCGTTCTCAGGTACTATGATTTGTAATACAAAATCTCCATTTTCTTTGTTTTTCGTCACTCTTACTTCATTACTTAATTTAGTGCTTTCACTAGAAGTTTTATTTTCTTCTTTTTTCTTGGCTAATTCAGCTTGTTTCTTCTCTTTTTCAGCTTTATTTTTAGCTTCCTTAGCCTCTTTAGCTTTCTTGTTTAACTCTTCTTCTTTTTTTATTGCATTTTTTGTACTTTCGGGTAATGTCATCCCTACTAAAATAAATGCAAATAAACTACATAAAAATACAATCAAAGTTTTTTTTACTTCTTTTGATAACTCTTTTTTCTTGATTGCAAGAAAAAGTAATTTTATTACCTGAAATATTAAAATTAAAAATAATACTAAAAACAATACTATAAAAATTGTCATAAAATTCCTCCTAAAATTTTTTTGTATATTATACACTATTTCTAAGAGAAATTAAAGAATAATTTTAATTATACCGCTATCCCAAACTTAAAAAACAAATATTTTATTTTCACAGTCATTATTCAATTGCCATTGTCCTGTTTTTTTACATAAAAAAATCACAGCTAAATTAATAACTGTGATAATAGTTTTTATATTGACTTTTTTCCAAAATATGCTATAATATAATCAAATAAAATTCGATTATGTTCAAGCCCTCGTTGTTGGGCTTATTTTTTTTTGCTTTTTTTCCATTTTATAAATTTTATAGTCCAGAAAGTGCAGAATAAAATTATTATCGTTATTGATAATACTAGTTGTATTTTTTCATACATAATAGCTACCTCTTTCTATTTTTTTATTAAAGTGTAGAGAAAAGGCTAGAGGGTTTGGCAACCATAGCCTCGTTGTTGGTTATTTCTTCTTGTCGTTTCCGTCTTTATACTCTTTGTATATCATATATACAAATTGTAATATTGTACAGATACTGGCAAGTAGATGAATTTTTTCGATTATGTTCATTACCTTATATCCTCCTTTCCGTTCTCTACAGAACTATTATATTGCACCTCTTGGAATTTGTCAATGTATCATCACAGTTATTATATTTAATTGTAATTGTCCTATAAATAATTTACTTCTTCTTATTTCTGGCTTTTCGTCCTCTTTTCTTGCTAGAACTCTTACTACTTCTACCTTTTCTGCCTTTAGATTTAGCCTGTTTTTCTGCTTCTTTTTGCCGTTGTTCCTCTTTAGTCTGGGCAATCGCATTTTGTTCGGCGTTTTCTCTGGCTCCAAGTTTCATAGCATTGATTTCACAAGTGTAGTCGCCAGTTACATTATGCGTTACCTTGTCGATTACATATTTACCTTCAAATTTTCCCCAACTCTCATCTAGTTCTATTATTGCTCCAGCCAAATATTTAGTATTTCCATCAACATTTAAAGTTATCTGATATTCCTGTTTCATATTTTCTTTCAATGTTTTTTTAGCTACTTTCTTGGCTGTACTTTTTACCTTCAGCTTTATTTTTTAACTTCTCTTTCGATTCCTTAACTGTTTTTCCTTTTTTGGAGGAATTTTTACTTCCTGTTTTTTTGCTTTTTTCCTTTTTAAAAGACGCATAACTCATTTTTTACCTCTTATTTTTTCTTGGATTTGACCTTTTTACTAGACTTCTTATTTTTAGAAGATTTGCTACTGTTCTTTGATTTTTTATTTTCTGATGATTTTTCTTCTGAGCTTTCAGTTGTAACTTGATTACGTTTTTCAAGCTCTTTTTTTGTAATAATTTCCTTAATAACTTTTTTCTTGTCAGGGTCATAATATGAAACTTCAACATTATCATAAATTTCCTTATTTTTCTTTTTCAAGCTGAAACTTCTTATTCTTTCATCATTAATATTAAAAATCTCAACAGTATCATTCTTTTCCATTTCTTCGTCATCAAAAATGATTATCTTGTCGTCAGATACTTTCATATTCAGTCCTGTTTCCTTGACAACTCTATTAATAAAAGCCAAATCTGCTTCTTGATTCTGATCTAGCCTTTCAAAAAATTCGTTATCTGCATATATTTCTGCATTCATTTCATGCTTATTGGCAATCTGTGTAACAAGCTCTTTTAGAGTTATCCTTTCCCAAGCAACACTATTCTTTTGGTCTCGAATATTCTGGTCTAATGGTAAAGCTAAGCATTTCAGATTAAGCCTATTATTTTCAAAAGTTGGCTCATCTACATAAAAAGTTCCCAAATCCAAAAAATTAGTTTCATTTTCCAGCTCTTCGTGAATTCCAACAAGCAATTGAGCGTTCTCATCAGGATACCACTCTTTAAGCCATCTATAATCTAAATTTTCTAGTCCTATTTCTAAATCATCTATAGCATTTTTGGAATTGTCTGTGTAGTTAAGAGACGAAATAGAATGTGCTATCTCATCAGAAATATCAACTTTATTAAATATAACTATCACTCTGATATTTCTAGCAAATGCCATTCCTATTCACCTCTCTTCCACGGCGGCAAACTTGTATCATTATTACTTTCTTCAGCAATTTCAGGAAGAATAATTGGAACATTTGCGTCAAAGACGGCGATGTCGATTAAAGCTAAATTACTTCTAACAAGGTCATGATAATAGCCTTCACTTCTGTAAACTCTATAAGCTATCAAATCCCAAGTGTCACCACTTTGTGTCCTGTAAACTCTAACATTCGTCATTATCCAAACGCCGTCCTTTCTTTTTTATTTTTAGCTTTCGCCAATGCTCTCATTACCGCTTTCTCAATTGCACTTGTATCAGCATTTCCATTTACTGTTATGCTAATATTGATAACATCTCCGCTACTTGAACCTTCATTGCTTCTAAGTCCTGACATTCGCTCTTTTAGTCCACTAATTTTATCTCTAAAACTATTTCTAGTTTCACGATTATTCAAAATTTGAGTACCACGAGGTAAATTCAATAACATTTCGTGTTCTGCTAAAAAAGCTGGTTTTCCAGGCATTTGGATTAATTCTGCTCCACGCTCTGCTACTGTTGTAAGTCCTCCGCTCCAATAGTTTGTTCCAGCTGCATTTTTTCCAATTCCTAAAAGTCCTCCAACTGCTCCAAGTCCACTAGAAACCATGCTTTTCAAACTTTCCCATTTACCTTTGAAATAATTTACAACCCCATCAATTGCTCCTTTAAGAGCACTTGCTACAGCATCGAAAGCAGACTTAATAGCGTTCCATACAGCAATTGCAGCTCCTTTTATTCCTTCCCAAGTTGATTTGAAAAATGAGCCTACTGTTGTTATCCCACTTTTCAGAGCATTCCACAATGCTAATGCTGTTGATTTAATAGCATTCCATACAGCTTTGGCAACCGCCGATAACGTTTTCCAAATAGCTTTCATAACATTTATACTAGTTTTTACGTTTGTTGCTATTATTTTTATGTACGTTAAAACTACAGTTTTGATTACTAGCCATACAACTTTTACTACTGTTGATAATAATTTCCAAGCCAATTTAATGTTATTTATATAAATTTTAACGTAAATAGCTATAGCTTTTATGACGACTAACACAACAGGTTTTAACGTCTTCCAAATAGCTTTCACTACAGCAATATACGTTCTAACATAAATCACAATGCCTTTCATGACAATATTAGCTATAGACTTGATCGCATTCCATACTTCAATTGCGGTAGGCTTTATTATTTTCCAAATTTCTTTAATAAAGTCTACTCCTTGTTTAACTATGTTTTTTATTCCTGTTATTGCATTCATTACAGTTGGTTTAATCCCTTGCCAAACTTGTTTTATATAGTTAGCTACTGCTTTAAATATTGCATTCACACCGTTTCTAAACCAAGAACATTTATTGTATAAAACCACAAGTATTACTATGACAGCAACGATTGCCACAATAATAAGCCCAACGGGATTGGATAAAAAAGCACTATTTATAGCCAATCCAACAGATTTAATTAACGATATTACTCTAGTCAAAACAGGAAATGCTGTTTTGAATCCTTCAGCAAAACTTCCGGCTGCTTTAAATTTATCGAATATTAACATCCCTTTAGATATACCGCCAAATAAAGGAGCAAAACCTTTTGCCAATCCACCAATTCCTATTTTAAAAGCGGATAATGCTGCTACACCCTTCAAAATATTTGTAGTTAATTGCGGATGTTTTTGAATAAATTGAGAAAATTTCTTGATTAACGGACCAATCGAATTTGCAACTTGAACTAAACTTGGTCCTAATGCCGAACCTAAATCTACTCCCATATTAACAATTCTATTTTTCAAAGTATCAAAAGAATTCCCCATTGTTTTCAACCTTTGATTATATTCTGCATCAACACTCCCTGATGTTTTCATCTTGTCATGAGCATTTTTTATATTTGTTCCAACTTCGTCAATATGTTTTGCCAATTCTGATGCAGATTGAATAGATTCTTTACCAAATAAATTTTTAAGTGTCGCCGCCTGTACATCCTTTGGAAGTTTCTTTATCCTTTGGAAAACATCAATTAATGTACCTTCTCCATCTTTCGTCATTCTTTTAGCTACATCTTCTGCGTCTAACCCTAAAGATTTGAAAGCTGCTGATTGCTTTTTCGTTGCCGATGCTCCAGCCATTAATCCTAATGAGATATTTTTTAATCCAGTTGCTGCAACTTCCGAAGGTACTCCAACCGATACTAAACTTGCTCCTAGTGCTGCAACTCCTTCTTTGGAAATACCAGCCATTCCACCTAACCCAGCAACTCTGCTTGAAATATCAGCAATTTCTGGAGCTGTTGCTGCTACATTGTTTGCCAAATAGTTGATTACGTTAGCATATTCCATTACTCCATTTTGATCTAAGTTAAGTTGTGCTCTAGTTTTTGCTAAAAAGTTCCCTGCTGCTTCAGTATTCATGTCAAATGCAACTTTAATTTTAGCAGCGTCTTTGGTATATCTTTCTAATTCGTCTGTTTTTATTCCCGCTTGAGCTCCCGCTCCTGCAATTTGAAATAATTCTACTTGAGAAAGTGGACTATTTTCACTAAAGTTCCTCATTGCTTTGTAAAATCCTGTTTCCATTTCTTTCGAACTAAAATCAGCAACTTTTTTTAAGTCTGCTTGAGCATTTTCTAAATCAACTGCTAATTTAACAGGAACAGTCAAAGCTCCAGCCATTCCCACACCTTGCATTATTTGCTTATCCCCAAAGTCTTTCATTTTACCGACAGTTTCTTGCCTAGCGTCATATCTTTTTTGAGCTTCTTTCAGTTTATTCATTTTTTCAATTTCTTTTTCAACTTCCTGAACCTTGTTTCTGTAGTTAGATAAACTAGCGCCTTCAGCTTCTATCTTACTTCTTGCAGCTTCAAATGCATGTTGTTGTCGTTCTTTTTGCTTATTCAATTTTCCAACATTTTTTTCAGTCTGTTCTATTTCCTTAGCTAACTGTTTATTACTACTCCCAGTTCTTTCATATTCAGCTTTCAATTTTTGCAAATGTTCGGAAGCTTTTTTATACTCTGAATTAATTTTATTTAATCCATCACGAGCCTTGTCCATATTTTGGAACGCTTTTTGTGCTTTTTCCATGCTTTTGATTTCTTTTTCAAATTCTTTGACAGATTTCGTCGTATTTTTTAAAGCGTTTGCAACTTGACTCATTCCACTAATAGCACTAGCTACTGCCGCACCCAGAACTATGTTCAACTCTAAATTTTTTGCCACAATTTACCTCCTTCCTCCCTTTTATTCGCTTTCTTCTTGCCTTGCCTTTTCTTCCTCAATCAACTTATTAGCCCTTGCTATCCAGTAATCCAGCTCATCAAATGTACATTTCATAAGTGTTTCATAACTAATATTCATTTTAAAATAGTTGAGCCCACTCAATAAATCTGTAATCAAGTCTAAAAAGTCATCTGTTACGCTTCCGCCGTTGGAGTTTTCTCGTCCTTGTCTTCGTCCGTTCCCCAACCTTTTACTAAAAAATTCTTAGTTTGATTTACCACTTTTAAAAAGTCTTCAGCGCCTAATGTCATTAAATGCCCATATTTAATACCTGATGCCTTTTCAGCTACAGTCAAAGCCCAAGCATCATCAAAATCTTTAAAGTTTTCGGCATTAGACTTCATTCTTGATTTATAATCTTTTCCACATTCCAATAAATCTGCCCCTGTCAAATTATCCAGTTTCAAATCTATTTCTTTGTATTTTTTACTTCCTAAATCATATTCTTTTGTTAATTTTATAATCATTCTATTCCTCCTAAATATGTCCTAATAATTGTCTTATGATATTATTTAAACTTCCATTTACATTTGAAATTCCATTCAACACATCAATTTCAATGATCGTTTTACCATTTATCATTAATTTGTAATAAGTTATACTCAAATCAAATGAACCTTCAAATTTCTTACCGTTCTCAACTTTTGGACCATCAAATTTTGTGATAAATCCTTTCAATGTTGCATCTGCACCAGTTACTTTTGGCGAGTGCGACATTCTATCTAATTCTTGTAAAGCTCCCAAACACTCTAATGTGATTGAATCATTATTATTAAAATTTAATAATGTATCATTCATACTATCCATTTTGACCTTAGCTGACATTTTTTTGTAATGTCCAATTAGCGGAGCTTCAAATTCTGCAGCCATACCAAATTGTTCAGTTGTTATTGTTGCAGACTCAACGTTTGGAAGTTCTACTACTCCAACTCCTTCTAATGCATTCGAACCATTGACATAAAGGTCAGCGTCAACGATTCCCAAAGGCAGTTTCTTTTTAGCCATTCTTTATCCTCCTATTTTCCTAAACTATTTGCAAACTCAGTTAATGCATCTGCGTCATATTTTTTCTTAAATGTTGCTGATTTCATACCAGGAATTACTCCCAATTTAATAACCCAAGTTATATCCCCATTTGTGACATTAATCGTGTCATTATCTTCAGCTGATAAAGCAGCATTTGCACTCAATAAATCATTTCTAGCTACAATAGCGTTTAATCTAATATTCATTGATTTTGTTACTGTTTCAGCTAATTTTTTAGAAAATTTCTTATCCACTTTATCAAAATAACTTATAACCAATTCATTCCCTATATACTTAAACATTCTACGAGTATATATGAATTTGTCCTTAGGATCTGTTGCCATTGGATTAAGTGCAGTTTCAGACCCCCAACATTTCCAACCTTTGAAATTAATAGCGGTTACTACTCCGTTTTTATTTAATAAGTTAGCTTGTTGTTCTTTATCCAAGATTATCTCTTCAAGATTTCCACTCGAATTTTTCCAATATAAACTGTCACATTTATATAAATAATTAGACGGAGTTTGTGATGGAACTCCACCATTTTCATTATCTACCGATAACGACAAAGCAGCATACTGAATAGACTGAATATATTTTTTACCAGCCAATCCCAGTGTTCCATATAACACAATTTGGTCATTTCCGTTAACGTTATTATCATCTTTCCATTTTGGAATTTGGTCATAAGGCTTGTCTATCGGTGCATTAATCAAAGCAACTGCCTCAAACATATTCCCATTTATATTTTTAGCTTTTGTTTGCATAATTGCAGCAACTTCACTATTGCTTGAAAAATCTGGAATATCAATGAAAGCTGGTAATTCCAAATATTTTAAAAAAACTTCATCTAATAACTCTAGCCCTGTTCTTTTCATCGTTGAAATATCATATCCACCTAAAGCCTGTGCTTTCGTTACTTTTGATAAGTCGATTTCTTCATATTCAATATCAATTTTAGTGCCATTTGACGGTTTAGCATATATTTCGAGTCCTTCATTCGTCCACATCGTTACAGCGTCTGAAATAACTTGTGATGTTGCATTTTCTTTTACTACCAATGTATCTGTTATAAGTTTGTGGTTTGGAATAACAACTTTACCATTTGTTAAGCTCAAATCATTTTGAGTCTTTTTAACTGTTTTATGCTTTTCAAGATCTAAGATATTCACAACATAAAGTGGCGCTACTTTATACAATTCAAAAAATACTTTTATCGCTTGCGAAATTGAAAAATCCAAGTCGTAAGTATCTCCAAAATACTGAACAGCTTCTTTATAAGTTCCTAATCTTACAATCTCGTTCACTCTTCTGTTTTCTTTTTTTACTTTGTTCATCGGTGCAATCCCTACAATAAAATGCCCATAATCGAGCACTATCGGTAGTGATATGTCACTCGATGTCTCAGTTTGGTAAGTTCCGTGTTTATATCCCATTATTCAGCCTCCTCTCTTATTTGGTCTTTAATTTGCTGTGTTACCGTTTCAAGCAATTTTTCGTTTTGCAACGCTTCACTAGCTTGATTAACATCCACCAAAGTTCTTTTCAAAAGCGGATATTTCTCAAATTTTTCTTCAATTACTTCATTACTGTAGTAAATAACACCTTTAGTAAATCTAATGTCTTTAAATTCAAGCGTATCTCCTAAATAAATATATTGCTTTTTATCTTCCATTATTCCTCCTTCAAAATTTCAGGCTCAACAGGATAATCCCAAACTGTAAATGTAATTCTTGAAAATATAAAATCTCCGAACTCGTCACTATATAAATCACACTTAAATTCTTTATCTTCCCGTATTGCCCATCCTCTTTCATCATAAACTTTAGTTAAAAGTTTACTTCTAATTTCTTCACCTTTATAAAGATTATCAATATAATCTTCATTCTTAGTACCAACTATTATTTCAAAAGTAACGTCGCAATCATAGCTATCCATTCCTTCTGCAACTTGCCTAGAACTCAAAGCCCTTAATGTCACACAAGGAAAAAACAGCTTTTTCTGTCCTGTATTTTTGTCAATTTCACCGTATCTCCTAACTGGCAACGCTCCTCGGAATATCTGATAATCAGTATCTTTAAATTCTTCACACAAAAAGTCATACAAACTTTTTTCAATCACTTTAATACTCATAAATTACATTGACAAGAGCCTATTCAACTCATGTTCAAACCTTTCATTTAACTTTTGAGACATAAATTCATCGAGATCAGGTAAAAAAGTCGTAGGTCCTAACATTTGTGGAGCAGACGGTCCGTATTTTCTTTTGATTGGCAATCGTCCATTTCCTTCTCTTTCGAATGCCCCTAAATGACCGTCTTTATATGCTATAAATGTTTTATCATTAAGCATTATCCCATTACCATTCTTTACTGTAGCCGTTACCGATGTTCTGCCTGTTCTTGTGCTCGGATTCAATTGGAAATGGTCTAATCCCAAATAACCTCCATTAGAATTGATTTCAGCCATCAGCTTACCAGGATTAGCTCTTTTCATAGTCAATCCGCTTAATAAATCCCCATATTTAACCGTATAGGTCTTAGTTGCATTTCTAACCATACGAGTTTTACTCATAGTTGAAACCCTATTTAAAGCACTTGCTAAAGCCTTTGGAGCTTGTTGCGGAAATTCAACGAACTTATTCTCAATATCATTAAGGACACTTTCATCAAATTGAATCGTAAACATCTAAATCAACTCCTAATAATCCGTGTATCTATATAAATCAAGTTCATACATACCAAAGTTCTCTTTACAGTTTGCAACTATCCATTCCTTATTGTCAAAATCTATCCTCATATTGCCTTCAGGCTTATACTTCAAATACTTTTTGTCAATAAATACCGTAATCCCTTCCTTGTAAAATCCACTTTCTATTGTTAATTTTCCACTAATTTCCTTTTCTTGAAAACTGTCCTCATCTGTCACACAAATAACATCAGTACCATTCAAATTATGTGTTTCACCAAACTCTTCTGAATTTAAAAATGTATTTTGTATATCATTTTCTAAAATATCTTTAAAATTCATGTTTTTTACCTATTTTTTCTTATTTTTTGTATCTTTTTTATCTGTTTCTTCAGTATTTTCTGTTTCAATTGATTCTTCAGACTTTTCAGTTTTACCGTTTATTTCAGCAATAAGCCCTCTTTCAAGACAGCTTTTTATTACTGACTTTTCTTGTATATCTACTTCACCGTCTACTTCATAACTAACTCCACCATAAATCATAGGCTTTAATGTTCTAAATTTCATCATTACCTCCTATTTAACTTTCAATATTTTTATAGCTTCGATATCATAAACCACAGGAAGTGGTCTTGATTCTGTCCTGATTTCTACAGTGTTAGATTTTGAATCTTCATCTGTAAAAACTGAACGCTCTGCTACAATAATTCCTTGTTTTACATCTGCTGCTGGTCCGTAGATAATTGTATTATTGCTTGGTGCTAACAACACTTTACCTTCAGGAACAATATTTTTTGTTGAATAAGTTTTTCCATCAGCATTTAACACAGAATGTTGTGACTGATAAGAATAAATAGGAAGTCCAAATGGTGCAAGAGTTCCAATATAGATTGCTCCACTTGCAATTTCTCTAGGATCAATTTCTCCCATGTGATAATTTCTTACATCTAATAATTTTTGAACTTTTTCATTTTCTACAAATAATTTTGCAGTTACTGGGTCCATTAAAATCATTTCAGGTCTTAAACCTGTGTTTTCTCCTATTTTTGTTATTGCCGCTTGTAAATCTCCAATTATATCAGCATTAGGTTGAGTCCATAAAACAGCTGGTGTAATTTCTTCAACTGTTCCAAATTTAATTTCCCCTTCTATTCCTTCACCTTTTACAACTACTTTCCCATCAAACAACGCTTCAGCACACATTTTTTCTTCTCTTCTTGTAATTTGTTCTTCAAATTCAGCAAAAGATTCTGCAAGTAAGTCTGCTTTTCTTTCCTCGGGACTTTTCCCGCCATAAATTGTTTCCCCTGCCGTTTTATTAAAAAACAACTCAAAAGCCGAAAAAGTTCTTTTTGGTGCTACTTTTGGAGCTTGAAAAAATTTACTTTCATAAGTGTTCTTTACCATTTCTGTTCCTGGAATAAATTCAGATACAAAAGGTGCTACAAGTTGTCTTCCTTTTCTAAATTCTATTTCCATTTTTTGATTTTCTGATGTTTTTCTATTTTTAAAATAACTGTCTCTTATAAATGATTTCGGTCTAATCACATTCTGGTCATACAACCCAATAAATTCTATTACTGCTGACATTATTCCTTACCTCCTAATCCTTTTATTACAATACCTTTATCTCTAGCTGCTTTTGTAAAATCTGCTTTTTGTGTACCTGCTTTCACATTTAATCCCTCAAAAATGAATTCCCCTGAAATAGCTACAGTTGTTTTAGTTTTCACAGTTGTTCCGTCAGCATTTTCCATAACTATTCCAAATAAATCAGTTCCATCTGAAAGTTCGGCAGTTACATTTACAGCATCACCTCTTTTTACACTTTTACCTTGCGGCACTTCAAATTCCATATATCTGTGTCCTGTACCGCTCAAAAATTGTTCACTGGCATATTCATTGCCTTTTGTTACAAAATCCATTTATTTCCCCTCCTCTGTTTTTTTATTCATTTTAGAAAAAATAGTCATAATATCAAGTCCCATAAACTGTTTTTCTTCTTTTTTGCCATGCGTTGTTCCATCATTCGCAGCTGGTGGTATAAAATTACCTTGGCTTTCGTTTTTAATATTTTGCAACTTTTGAGCTTTTTCTTCTTTTTGCTTTTTCAAAATATTAATAGCCAATTCACTAGCTGACATAGGATTTACATATTTCGCATTTTCTATTAAGTCAGAATAATTATTGACCCCTATATCATCAATAGCTTTTATTCTTTCCCTTTCTTCCTCTTTTCCAATCTTTTTTCCCTCATTTAATACATAATCATACAAATCAGGAAATTGGTTTTTTAACTCATCTAAAGTCATTTTTACCTCCTTAGTATTTTTTTTATTATTAATAACTACACCTTTTACTTTTCTAAAATTTTTAAATTTTGAAATATCAAAAGCCATGTTATTTATAATTAATTTATTTTCTACAAATTCTTTCCCTACTTCTTCATCCACAATTTCATCAACAAATCCGTAATCTTTAGCCATTTCCGCATCCATCCAAGTTTCATTATCCATTAATTCAGATAAAGTTTCCTTATCAGTTTTTGTTTTATTTAAATATGTTTCAATAATACTGTTTTTAACCTTATCAAGCATTTCAACAGTTTTTTGCATTTCTTGATTGTTCCCATAAGCAAAAGTAATTGGATTGTGAATCATAAATAAAGCATTTTTAGGCATTCTTACAGTATCACAAGCACTTGTTATAATAGTTGCAGCACTTGCTGCCAAACCATCAATATTTGCCGTCACTTTAGCTTTGTGATTTTTAAGAGTATTCGCTATTGCCACAGCACTAAATACACTCCCACCTGGACTATTTATATATAAAGTAATATTTTCCACATCTCCAAGGTTTTCTATATCTTGTTTAAATACCTTATCGGATACATCATCCCAATACTCATCACTTCCTATACTCCCATAAAGTATAAGTTCCGCCGTTTTTTCTTCCTCATTCTTCACTAGATTCCAAAATTTTAGTTGTTTCGGCATTTATTACCACTCCTTTCTCTTTTAATAATTTATTTTCTTTTGCTAAAATTCTTACATTTTGTTCAAAATCTCCACCATTTAGCTCTGCCGTTTCTCTAGTTCTAGTTGATAATCCATTATTAATTCTTATAACAGCAGCATTAGCCTCTTTTAATGGGTCAATTTGCCCTTGCGAAGGTCCATTCCATTGTGACCCACACCAAGCTTTATCTATAAGGAAATCAGTTCCATAGTTTTTAAGTTCTACTCTCCCTAATAAATAAGCTTCATTTAACCATTCTTCATAAATTGGTTGAGTAAAGTTTTCAGAAAACCACTCTCGTCTTTTTCTGAACATTTTCCATGCTTCCAAAAGTGCCGCACGACTTGCTGAATAACTCGCCGTGAAATGCTTAATCAAAAGTTCATACGGAACTTCTAAAGCACTCCCTATTTGTCTTAAAATACTCGTTACAAATGGGTCAAATTGCGCATTTGGTCTTCCTGGATTAGTGGCTTTTGCTTTTTCTCCTGGATTAAGTGAAGCAATCATTCCTGGTGCAAGTTCTATAGTGGTTTCATCTTCTGAATCTACCAGCAAATCATTTTCAACCGCTTCAAGTTCTCCGACATCAGCCCCGCTCGGACTATCAGCTTCACTTTCAATAAAAATTGCATACAATCCACTTATAACAGCAGCCATTAATTCTGCTTCAGTATAATTTCCAAGCTGTTTTAAATTTTCGATAACTGGTGACAATATTGGGATTCCTCTTACTTGTTCAGGTCTTTCGGTAAAAAGAAGATGGATTATGTTTTTTTGATTCTCACTTCCATAAACTTTAATAAATTTTTCTGTTACTGCACCAGTTGCGTCCAATGGATGTTCAGATGAAACATAATAACCTTCAACTCTTCCATTTTTATCTATCTTTACTCCTTCAACTACACTTTTATCCGAAATCATATTATTAGGAGTATAAATTCTATCAGGCTCTAAAATTTCTAACTTCAAACTATACGGATTTTTAGGTGTTTCAAAATAATTTAATTTTATAAAGCATTCTCCATTTAGTAGCACTGTCAAAAATACAAGTTCTTGAACTTGATAAAAATTCATAGTTCCTAAATTATCAATCTTATCTTTCGACCAAAGTTCAAATTCTTTTTCAATCATTTCTTCTACCTTAGCCGCTTCATCATCACTTATCCCTATTGTTTCACTATCAATAGCCGCTTTTAATTTCAAACCACTTCCCACAACATTTGTGTTAATGGTTTTCAATGCTCCAGTTGCAACAGAAGTTCCCATATATAAATCTCTTGAACGCTCAATCAATTTCTTACGATTTTTATAAATATCTTTTTTTACACCGCCCGCAGTACTTTGCCAACCTATCATTGCTTTTTTAGTAGTTGAAGCTCCGTGATTGGAATATCCTGTATTTAAAATTTCCAGTTTTCTTCTTGCTTTAAATCTTTCTACTCCTTTTTGCGGATTAAATACTGCCACTAAATTGTCAATTAAATTCATATCACACCTCTCTTTCTAACTTAAAGATTTCTAGGAACTCCTCTTCTCACTCTTCTTTTTCCAATACTATTTAATTTTTGTAATTCATTTTCCCAATAAGCTCTCCCTTTTCTTATTTCATCTATTCCCATTCGAGTAAGTTCTCTTGTCCCAATTTTATAGCTTTTTCCTGTTAAAACTGCTCGTTCAGCTTTACCATATTCAACTATCATTTCTAAAATATATTCTCTTGAATAATTCGATTTTCCCATTTACTTAATTCCTTTCGACAGTATTTTTCTTTTTCTACTAACTCTCTGTGTTCTTAATCCATTTAACAAATCGGTTGAGTACCTAATGTCTAAATCTGGATTAGCAATTCTTAATGCAGCTTGTGCATAATTACGAATATCGAGCGGTTCATTTCTTTTATCTCCTACTGTTTTCCACTCGATTTTAGCTTGTCCTTTGCTAAATGTAACAACTTTTATTTCGGACGTAAGTCCTTTAAAATAAATTTCATCATATCCACGCTTAGGATTGCTTGGATAATGCATATATTTAGCTCCTGGTTCTTTTACTTTAAGATTACTCATTATTGTATCTTTCCCAGTATTAACTCCCAAGACAAATAAGGAAATTCCTCCTTTATTGTTCTTACTAGGACGCGAAATAAGAGGTCTCCCAGTTTCTCCACTTCCTTTTATACCAAATATATTTAGTTGTTCCCTTGCTTTCACATACCTATAAACGTCATCAGTATGATGCCCACCTGTATCAACACAAGCACAAGCAACCCTTATTTTTTCTCCGTTCTGATAAGAATAATCTTTCAATAAAATTTGGTCTAATTCATTCCAAACATAAGGCAAAGCAGGATTTCCCATAATAACTTTATAATAAATACCCCAGCTTTCTTCACCTTTTGCCCATCCAACGATTTCAACCTCAAGTCTATTGTCTTGAACATCGACACCAGCTGTAAGCACATTGACTTTGTCAGGAATTTCTACTTCCTCATAAGTTCCATCTTCATGATTCAAGTATTCGCCGTAATCTTCAGCTCTCGCTTGTATTTCCTCAAAGTTAAATCTTTCAACTTTTTCTTCCCAGCATTCCCCAAGAGCTGTATTAACAAATACTTTCATAAGCTGTTCATCACCTTTTGCCGCTTTAAATTTATTAATAATGCTACTCCATTTAGAAAACGGACTATAAAGTTCCGAAATATGAAATCCTCTTACTTGAAACCTGTCAACTTCACTATTATGTGCTCTCCATTCTCCTTTGATAAGATTTCTTTTCCAATCGTACTCACTAGAAGTTTCCAAACATTTTTCACATTTGTGTGTCACATCTTCAAACATGATATTTCTCCACTTTAACGTTTGCATTTCTCCACATTTTGGACAAGGCACATAATACTCTTCTTTTGTGCTGTTCTCGTATTCCAGTTCTACTCTACTTCCACCTTTAATGGTTGGCGTACTTGTAAGCACAATTTTTTTATTCCAAAATGTTTTGGTCCTTTCAATTGCTAGATTAAGTGGATCACCTTCGCCTTTTACATTAGACGGAAATCTATCAATTTCATCAGCTAATAAAATCCTAATCGGTCTACTTGACAATTCCGCCGCAGAATTACTTCCAGTCAAAACTATATAACCCCCAGCAAATTCCTTTTGCCTTTTAGTATCCCTTGAATTATCGCTCTCAATTATTTTGTTTCTAAGTTGTGGAGTACTCAAAATCATATCGTTAAGCCTAGTGCTTGAAAAATCTTGAGCCATATCTTTGGTAGGCATTAAAAACATGATTGGAGCTGGATCATAATCAGCATAAAACCCAAATGTATTCATAAGTATTTCAGTTTTAGATAGTTGAGCTCCATACATCATTACAACCTTCTCAGTCCTTTTATCTGATATCGCTCTCATTACCTCTCTTTGAAATGGAACTCTATCAGTATTCCACCGTCCTGGTTCGCTAGAAGTCTTAGTTGATAAAATCCTATATTTGTCAGACCAAGTGTCAATTGTAAGTTTTGGCGGAGGTTTAAGTACTGAAAAAATCTTTTTAAATAAATCATTGGCTCTTTTTAGGTCTGCCATGCTTTCTTTTTTCATTTTTAACCTCCATTTCCTCTTCTTCATCGTCTTCAACAAAGTTTTTACTTCTGAACATCTCTGGATTATATTCACTAAGTTCTTCCAACGCTTCGAATATTCCATCTTGGATAACATCTTGAATCTCTCCCAAATTATCTAATGCTATTATTTGCGGTGCTAATTTGTTAGATAAGGAAAGCAATTTACCTTTCATATTTATAAGACTATCTGTCATTACTTTTTCAATAACATCAGCCGAATGCAATTGATTTTTCAATTCTTTAATTTTGAGTTCCTTAATTTCGGTATCTTTAATAATCCTTTTAGTTTCTTCCTTAATTTTTTCATCTTTTAAGCTAATATCAGCATCATTCCTAGATTTTAAATACTCAATATACCCACGTACACTTTCTAAAAGCAGATATTTTCCTTGTGCCGTTTTTTTTACAACATTTTCATTAGCTAAATCCCTAATATGCCTATCTGAAACACCAAGCATTTTTGCTAAATCCATTGCTCTTACAATTTGACCTTCCTTAACTACCATAAACACCGCCTTTCTGGTACGGAACTAAAGTTTCAAAAACATTGTACCCATATTTTTTCTGGGGCTTCGAACCCGTTCGCTCTTTTTTGTCTCTCTGGAAGTACCTTTTTAATCAAAATTTTGTTTTTTTTCTTTGTTTTCGCTTTAACGATTGTTTGGTGTATTTGCTATTTCGAGTATTTATTCTCTAATTCTACTAGCTTATCTCTCAATCCTTTGTCTTCTTCTCTTTGTTTCTTCATTCCTACTCTACATCTATCAAGATATTTATCATATATCATTATCTTTAATCCATCTATCTTGTTGTCTATATCTTTTTCAATCTCTTCTAATTTGTCTAAGAGTTCCAAATTTCTTTTGATTCTTTCTTTTATGTATTTTTTTGTCCCATAACAAATAATTTGAAATAGTATCAATATTACTGCTATATTAATAAAAAAACTTGCAATCAATAATATAACCGACATTTGTTCCCCCTTTCTTTGATTTTTAGACAAAAAAAGAGCCACCAAACAAATAGACTATTTCTAATCTATCTATTCAGTGGCTCACACATCTGTGGTTTATCTTGCCCTGTTTTTATTATTAAATTTTCTTACTGTATATTCTTTTCCAGTAATTTTACCTTTTTTTAATACTAATGTTATTTTTATATCTTCTTGACGCTCTTTAGATTTTTTTAGATCCTCAAGTAAATATAAAATTTCTTCATCTTTTAATAATTCTGTTATATCATCTTTTGTAAGTTCTTTTTTTATGTTCAATTTTACCTCCTAATTATACCTTATTTTTTCAACATTTGCAACCCTTTCACACTCTAATCGCAAAAAATTTTATAATCCAAATCAATCCGTAAATCACGGATAGATTTACAATCATAGCAATTAAAAATATTATCAAGTTGCTTATGTTGAATTTAAATGTCTTCATCTTGATTTTAAATTTCATTACTAATCCGTAAATAAAATTTACCAGCACCAAAACAGCTGTTGTTGTGATTAGTGCATTTATAATTCTTATTATTATTTCCATTATTCCACCTCCTTTATAATTCCTTTATAATATCCCTCTTTCAATCTTTTCCTAAACAATTTAAAGTGATTTGGATAAACTTCCAGCAGTTCATGGACTAGCCTTTCGTTTAAATAAACCGCTTCCAAATGATACTTTTCTAAAAATTCTTGCTTAGGGACGTTATGTATCTCCGTATGGTGATATCTGCATAAACTCAAAAATCTACTGTGCAATCCGTCATCATTTTCATAAGTTCCTGCTGTGCTTGCAACTGTGTCATAATGCTCCAAATCTACCGCATTATATTCATTATGAGTTCTTCCACATACACAACACACTCTTTTTCTCAAACAACTTATAACATATCTCTGTATATCTGGAACTATTTCTCTTATATGTCTCGCTCTTTTATCTCTTGGATCCAATATATACAAATTTACATCCTGTTCTATTGCAAACTCAATTATAAACTGTATAAAGTTTGTTGCCTGCTCCAAAGTTAAGGCGTTCTTTTTCATTGGTGACAAACTGAAATTATTTATTTCATATACTGTTCCAAACACGGCCTTAAAATAATTTTTTGTATAATCCAAATCCCAACCTTTCGAATTTGCAAACTGGTCAAATAAGATATAACAAAGTTTCATCTGATCATCTGTTATAGTGTTCTGCGGTATTATTTCTATATCATACGCTTTCAGTTCTTCCTGCCATTCTTTTATCCTCTTTGCTGGCTTATTGGTTGGAAAATAAAACTTTATCTTTTTGTTTTCTCTGTCAATTTCCGTGTAAGCCATTTTTTTCTTGCCTTCCTTTTCTTGATAAATTTAATATTCTTAAACAAATTGGCGTTCAACTTCATGAAATTAAAATCACTTTCATTTACTTCGATTCCACTTAGTAATCTAATTTTTATTTTTTCTGATACATTTTCATCCATTTTTCCTCCATAAAAAAATCACAGCTAAATTAATAACTGTGATTTAATAAATTTTTATATTTTCTAATCTTTTTACCTCCTGTACTTTTAAAATATAATATTTTACTTTATCTTTTTCTTTAACTTCTTTCATATCCACAATGAATATATCTTGTGAACTAAGTAAGATTTCTCCAGCATGAAGTTTTTTTAAAAATTCTTGATCCCAAACAGAGACTTTTGTAATTTCATTATTAAAAATTACATCCCATTGCGAATTTCCTTGAAAAGGTACTTTGTATACCTTCAGTTCTATATTTTCTAATAAATTTTCCAATTCTTCTTCTGTATCTTCAGTTTCTTTTTCTTCCGCAGTCATTACGTTCATATCTTCTTTAGATAATTCTAATTCTGCATCTTCATTGTTGAGAAAATATTTTAAATTTTCTCTATCTTTTATTTTTTTTATACTTTTTTTTATTTCTTTACTTACATCTGGATTTGATAAATATAAATTTACAGTTTCGATATTATAATTATTAACTTCTCCATAATAATTAGTTATATTTCCAGTATCAGAATCTATTTTTTTAAATTTTTTCCCTTTTAAGTCTTTTACTAATTTTATAATCTCTAAATACATTTTTATTATCGTTGCCGCCGATACAACATATCCTGTTATTTTTAAAATTTCAGGAGTTATCGCAGAAAAATCTAAAATAACAGAACCTTTATCTGAAGCTTTGAAATTTAATTTAAAATAAGAATCCTTTGCATTTATTGATGTTATTTTTGCTAAAGTATCGTACGTTCCTTTTAAAAATTCTGACAGTTCTTTTGCATCAATTTCATCAGAACCACCAATTTTGACTTTTAAATCTGCTTTGGTTTCGTTATACATTTTCCACATTTTATTTCCTTTCTTCGGAATAATATATTATATCCTGAATTTCAAAAAAAGCAATGCTTTCACAGTTATTATTCAGTTGTCATTGTCCTTTTATCAACTTAATCTCTTCTATCTCAATTCCTCAATTCTGCTTTTTCTATCCAGTTCTGTACGTATGCCAATGCTTCAGTCAAGTCTTTTCTCTTAATATCACGGTAGCTTGCAACTCCAAATCTATCTTTCAAATCCCTGTAAATTGCTGAAAACAACATTTTTCTGTCTGCGTTTATTGATTCTAGTCTTTGATAAACTCTTGTTGCTATTGTTTTCTGCAATTTTCTTTGTTCCGTATGGTCTATTCTTATCTCGTTATCAACTTTATTTTCTACGATATCAATTCTATGCTTGACACTCTTCATTTCATTTGCCTGCAATATGATCATATCTTCTATTGTCATCGGTTTTTGAAGCTGTTCAATTTTTTCAATAAGTTTAAATCTCGTTTCAGCATTATATCTTGCCCCAAGTTGCAATACTCCCTTATAGTTCAAAAGAAACATTGGTTGGCTTCTGTTAAAATTATCTATATAGGTCGTTGGCTGAAAAATTAGCCGACCTCTTTCCTCTCCTAATTTACTGGTTTCATCCCTAATATCAGCTAAAATATTTTTATGCTCTTTTCCTACTATTTGTGCTACTTCTAAACTTGTCAATGTGTTTCTGTTTTCTACATTCATTAATTCATTCATTCTTTTTCCTCCTACTTTTATTAAATAAATTGTTTTAAGTTAGGTCTAAAATAATTTTTCCCTTTCAAAATTTTTCCGTCTTCCCTGAAAATTGCTTTTCCATTTTCAAGTTTTGACATATTGCTTCTGTGAACTTCTTCAAATGCTTTCACAAAAATATCATTAAACTCATTTTTAAAGACTTTTTCAAAAATAAATTTACTTTTATCATACTCTCCAAAATAAATCACATTTCTTACAGCTTCAACATCGCCTTTATGTATTTCCAACAACGTTCCGATAAGTATGTAACACATGTCACAAACAGCATCCAGCATTTCAACCTTGTTGTTATTTTTTTCTGCCACTTCATATTCTTTCAATTCTTCATCAAATAATTTTTCTCTTAATTTTATTCTTTCGTCAGTTATCTCTTTTTCCAAAAATTCCTGTTGACCGAACGAAATATAAAATTCTTTTACTAATCCAACTAATTTATTCCATTGTTCCATTCTTTAATTCCTCCATTTTGTTAAATATCTCTTGCATAATAAACTCTTTTGCAAGTGCTGTTTTTTCAATTTCGTTTTCGATGCTATTTGAAACTATTTTAAATCCTTTGTTAAATGTTTCGAATTTCTCCATTACTTTGTCTTGAGTTTTAAGAAATGGAAGTTTTATTTCCATAAATTCAAAGTTTTGTTTTGAAATTCTCTGAACTCTTACTCCTGTTGAATTTTTAAAAACTTGTTTTCTAAAAAAATCTGAATAATTCATGTAAAATGAAATATATTTAAGATTTATCAAGTCTTTAAAACTTTCTTTTAAAGTTAATACTGCAACATAGCCATTTAATGCTACTTCTTTTAATCCAGTATATAGCACGGCTCTTCCAACGTGAATCTTGTCAAATTCCTCAAGAGTTACTAAAATATCATTTTCACTCATTTTATCTGATACTTTGAATAACTCTTCTGAAATTTTGCTTTCAATGTTTTCAACAACAATATCATATTTTCTTGATACGTCGCTAAAGAATATTGCTGGATATCCGTTTTCAACTATATCCTTTCTTCCAAAAACGTCTTTTTTACTGTTGAATCTTATATCAAATATATCAATAAGTCTTACTGTTGCAATGCCGTAAATAGACTGAATAATTTCAATTGCTTCTCTTGTGATGTCATCGAACTGCATTTTTTATTTCCTTTCAATTGTTTTTCGAATTTATCGCATATGACCCTAACCTTTTTTATGTTTCCGAGCACATCTATATCAGCTCCTAGTTCGGATTTTAGAAATATTTCAATTTCAAGGTTTTTTTCAAAACTCCTTATCCAACCTTCAGAAATAGTTTTGTTGAGTTCATCTATATCAATTTCTTCTTTTTCGACAACTTCGTGCGGAGTTTCCCATCTGAAGTTTTCGGAAATTTCAGAAATCTCATGATGTATTTGTTTTTTTGATTTGCAGTCATATATTTCCTGTTCCAGTTCTCTTGATGTTTTTTCTTTATCTACAACAATAAAAATTACTTCTATCGTTGTATCATCAAAAGCATTTCTTATTAAGTTCAATTCAGCTAAATTGTTTCCTATCAGTTCCCTAAATTTTTGTTCCGTTTTTCTGTAACATACTCCAGGGAAAAGAATATAAAACCCAAATCTTTTTGTATATTTAAGTGATTTTAAAACAAATATGTCATCAACTTTTCCACTCTTTTTCCAATCAAATTCCTTTTGTATATTCTCTTTTTCTTCATCTGTCAAACTTTTAAACTCTATTGAAAAAGGTGGATTCATTACAACAGCATCTGCTATAAAATCATTTCTATCATAGTTAAAAAAACTTTTTATCTCTAAATCTGTATCTTTGTAATTCTGTCTTGCAGTCGATACAGATTGCTCCTGAATATCTACACCATAGACTTTGGAAGGGGTTATAAATTGTTCTAGTTGTCCGCTTCCAATAGCACCATCAAATATTACAGGATTATCAATTTTGATATATTTTTTAACTTTTCTAGCCAAATACTGCCTCAATTCCGTCCCCGTGATATATTCAGCAAGTTTTTTGGCTATTTTTCTGTTGTTATGTTCCTTAAAGCTCAAATATTTCCTCCACTTCTATTTCCACTTTATCAAATCCGCAACCAACTAACTTTTTCACGTTAAGTTCTTCAATCTGCGAATCATCTTCATAAACAATTTTAGTCATTGAATCTAAAATAGCCTTATTGTAGTTGTCTATGTCTCTTTTTCTCTTATCCTTGAAATAAAGCCTTATATGGATTTTTAAACTACTAGCCAAAGGCTTGTACCTAAATTGGCTTTTAAGTTCTCTACAGGCTATTTCTTCAAATTCCTTGCCTCTTTTTGATTTATACCGTCCTCTGTACTTATTTACCCACAATGTATTTACAGATGGCGGTATTACGGATAACTCTAGTTTTATCAATCTGTTTCCCTCCTATTCTCTTCCAACTTAAATTTATACAATTCATCAAATGAATATTCCAAAGCCTTCTGCAATTTATTTTCTGGAATCTCCCAGTTAAACTGCTCTATGCTTTTGACTTTTCCTCGATGACTTTTTATAAATTTAAGCCATTCGTTTTTGTCTGTTGTTTTTAATTCGTTATTGTCTATCCTTATACAAATGAGTTTTATTTTCATTTAATCTGTTCCGTTCCTCGTTTCACAAAGAAGTTGTTGTTTCGTTCCAACTCCTTCAGAAGTTCGTTATCTTCTTGTTGCAACTCTTTTAATTTCTTTTCAATAACCTTTCTTCTTTTTAAAATTTGTTTATTTCTTTTTACTAGGTCGTTTATTCTTACAGTTTTCATCTATCCTCCTAAAATATTCTAATCTGTTCCGCTATAATCCCTTGTTTTCTTCTATGCTTCTTGAAAAACAAATTTCTGAATATTGCTTCCAGTACTGTTACTACAATGCTGTTTCCTGCCTGTTTGTATAATTGTGCATCCGAAATTCCAACAGACTTTGCGGCATAATAGTCCATATCTCTGAATCCCATTAATCGCCAACATTCAAGTGGGGTTAGTTTTCTTATTCTGTAATCATTGTTCTGTAAAATTTTAATACCTTCTCCCTTGTTCGTTGTAAGAGTTGGGCTTAAATCAGTATTATACACGTTTCCGTTCATGCCTTTTCCACTTGGATTTATATTCACGATAAAGTTATTTTCCTGCCATGAACTCTTTGTTAAGGCTGGAACTATATTTTCTTTTATTCCGCCTTTATTGAATCCGTGTCCTTTTTGTGTTATGAAATTGTCAGTTGGTCTCGCTCCTGCTCTTGTTGTTATGGCGAATGCAGTATTACATTCTTCAAGTTTTCTAGGATTAAATTTTTCGCCCCTTGTAAATCCGTTTCTATTTTTCATATCAGAAAAACATTTCAGATATTTCTCGGATAAATAATACTTGTTGCCTACCTTTTCCTCTAGCAAGTCTTTCATTTTAGATTTTAGTTCAACTTGCTTTGGAAAATTATAATGTATATTCTCAAGACTGCTAACAACAAATACTCTTTCCCTATTCTGCGGTATCCCATAATCTTTAGCGTTTAACACTTCCCAGTTTGAATAATATCCTAGATTGTTTAGAAAGCTTAGCCAACGCTCAAAATCTTTTATAAACTTCTTGCCTACTAAGTTCTTAACATTTTCTAGTAGCAAGTACTTTGGCAATGTCCCGTTCTCTTTCGCTTTAAGGAGTAGTCTTTCAACTTCCAGTAAAAGTCCGCTTCTTGTATCCTTGCTTATACCCTTCTGCTGTCCGGCAATGCTTAAATCCTGGCAAGGAAACGAATATGTGAGCAGGTCGCAGTATGGAAGTTTATTGATTTTGGTTATATCTCCAAAATTTTTAACTTTTCCGTGTATCGCTTCATAAGATTTATAAGCGAACTTATCTATTTCCGAAATTCCTATAACTTCATAATCAATTCCGATGTTCCTTAATGCCATCACCTGACTTCCGACTCCTGCAAAAAGTTCTATGACTTTTATTTTTTGCATTTATCCTCCTAATAATATATTTTTCTGTAATCTTATCTTCCTGTTTTAGCTATGAGCATTGCTATCTTATGATTACAACTCTCAAGTTCCTGATTTATCTTTCCAATTTCCTTGTATAATTTATTTTTCTTTTCCCAAAGTTCAGCTTTTTTATCCTCGATTTCTTCTATTTCCTCATATTTAGTCACGTTTTAATCCTCCAATTCTCTGTATTTTCTTGTTATAACCCAATGTAACTGTTCCTAGTTCTCCGCTTCTATTTTTACGGATTATAAATTCTAAAAACGAAAAATCATTTTTGTTTTCTTCAGTATTTTTTCTGTAGTAATCCTCACGATGTAGAAAAGCTACAACATTGCTTGCCTGCTCTATTCCTCCGCTATCCCTTAAATCTGCAAGTAATGGACGTTTATCTGTTCCCCTTGTTTCTACTGCTCTGTTTAATTGTGCAAGAATCACAATACAGCAATTTAATTCTGTTGCAAGAAGTTTTAATCTGTTCGCCATATATTCCACTTCGTAATTCTTGCTTTGGAATCCGCTGGCAGTCATTAGAGTAAGATAGTCAATTATTACAACGTTCAACTTCTCTCTTTCGTGTTCTTTCTTGATTTTCCTTACAATGAAATTAAAGTCGTTGTTATCTTCGCAACTCATACTCTTGAAACTTGATTTCTGCAAATCTCCAACCGCAAAATTAATCCTTGTAAGCTCATCATCGTTAAGCTTTTTATTTTTGATTTTATTAAGCTCAATGCCAGTCTTGATTGATAGAAATCTTTGCATTATCTGAACATTGCTCATTTCAAGATTTACGTAAAGCACATTGTGATTTTTAGAAGTCTGTAACGCTAGATTTAATGCGAACGCTGTTTTTCCCATTGCTGGTCTCGCTCCAACTGTCACAAGTGATCCTGGTTCAAATGTAAAATATCTGTTTACATCTTCAAAAGGCGTTTTTACAATGCTTTTCTCGTCTTCAAAGTCTCGATACCATATATTTGACAAGTCCTTCATATCAAAAACTTTGTTCTTTTCTTTTTTTTGAACATCCAGTTCATTCGTTTTTTGTAGTATTCGCTCAACCTTGTTTTCAAGGGTATAATATTCATTTTCAAGTATTTTTCCTATTTCAGATTTTATCCAGTACTCGTTGTACGACTCAATTAAGTCAGAAATAGGCTTTTGAAGATTTATCAGCTTGCAGTTATCCATAAGCTTAAAAGCTAAATCCCACTCTTCATCGGTTTTTGTAAAATCTCCTACATCGACTTTTCCTTTTTCGTCTAGTACATCTAACATTTTTTGGAAAATCTCCTTGTATTCGGGAGTTAAAAAATGTTCAGTTTTTAGCCCCCATTCAAGATACAATGGCAAATCAACAAGCCTTTCGTGAATTGCTCCAAGTACCTGTGCTTCCAGTTCGTTATATATCATTTCGTTCCTCCCACATTGAATCCATATCAAAATCTTTTTCGCTTAGCTGTGAATAATCTGAAGTCGTTTCGTTTTCTGTAACAGCTTTGCTTTTATCTATATACACGTCATTAAATACACTTAGGAAATTCTCTTTTTTACTTGAAAACAGCCAATTGAAAAATTGTCCAGCATTTTTGGACTGCTCTTGTAAATAGGTGCTTTCCTGTATTTTTTCAAACGTTTCCAAAAACTTGTCTTTTCCAAGGAACTTATACAACGACTGTATTTTATGCCTATGTGTAATTAGGGCTGTGTCTACTGTAATTTGGTTTTTACAAAGTTTCATCATTTCAGTTTTGGCTAAATCTAAAACATAAGTTTGATGTTCGTTGTTTGATTCAGATTTTTGAGTTATATTATTTTTTTGTTGTTTAGTATCAATATTTTTATTAACAACATCATAGGTATTTTTAATTGGGTCTTTTTCTATGGGTCTTTTTAGATTTACATTTTTGTCACTATTGTAAGTGACACCAGTGTCACCTAGGGAAGTGACATCCTTGTCACTATCATTTTTGTCATTATCAATTTTGTCACTATTAGAATCAGCATTTTTTAAATAATAAATATTTGTCTGATTAAATCTTCTTCTCTTTTCAATTAATCCTTTTTCTTCCAGTTTTTTGATATATCTGATAACCGTTCTTTTATCTTTTCCAATTATTTCAGCCAATTTTTCTACGCTTGGAAAACATTTCCCTTCGTTATCTGCAAATCTAGCTAGTATCATATACATTGATTTTACTTCAAATGATAAATCTGTTCTGTCTATAAGTTCGTTTTCAATCCAAAACCAACCTCTTTTTCTTATATCTCTCATATTTATTCTTCCTTTATTTTTTATTTTGACTTTTCCATAATTTGTGATATAATATAATCACTCTGGGGTAACCCCTAAGGGAACTTATTCAAAATATAAAACAAAACGATGACAAATTGGGCTGGATTTTTCCAGTCTTTTTTGTTATAATTGTCCTATGCGAGTTTCATCGGCTCGCAATATTTTGAATAAGGAGGTAGTGAGATGGTAGATTTCATTGCGATATTTATTCTTTTTGTAATTATTTATTACAGCTTGAATAGATAGGACATGAATTTCACCTCTACTCCTCTACCCTTAGGGGTTTTCGCACTTCATTTGAAGTGCTTTTTTTTGTTACTTAAATTTTTCCAATCTCAATCTTTTCTGGTCCCGAATTATGAAATATCCTTGGCTGTTAAGATATATTTCGTTTATCGTAGTCCTTTTTGTTCCTGAATCAAATAGCAATACACTTGCTTCAGTTACTTTGCCGTGTCTCTTACTAATCCTCTTAATCTTTTCTCTATCCCCTGTTTCTTCTAAAATATGCAAATTTTCATACCTTAGACACTTTTCTAAAAATTCTTTAAACATTTTTTCCTCCTTGAAATTTATAATCTATTATGATATACTTCCTATGTTAGCAACATTTTTGAGGAAGTGCTAACAACTAAAGGAAAGGGGGAATATGTATATGAAAATTAAATTCAAATCTAGTACTAAAAATTTTGAAGAACAGCTTTACGATGCAATAAATTCAGAAATTTCTGAAAAACTCGGAACAGAAGTTGATATAAGAAAAAACACTTCTGTAAATACTCCTGCTGACCACTTTTTTACACCTGAGTTTATACAAGCTGAAACTAACAATAAATTCCAAAATATAGAAGATTTTTTGGCTTATATTGGTATTCGTAATACTCAGGATTTAAAAGATTGTCCTGATGAAAAAATAAATGATCATGTAAAAACATTTACATCTTCAAGCACTTGGCAAGAACTTTTTGATAAAGCTGTTAAAAAAGTTTTATAATTTTAGACAGAGCCTTTTAAGGTTCTGTTTTTTTACAAAATATCAATTGAACCTGGTATTCTTTTGGAAAATTCTTCAATCAATTTTTCAATCTCTTCTGTATTCAGCTTCACATCAATTCTTAATTCATTTTTCTTAACAGTTTCCGAAATTTCATTCTTTAAAGTTGCTGTTTCCACAAATTTCATTTTTACGCTATTAGAAATTGTGTCAAAATCTCTCAAAGTAACATTGTTTTCTTTTAATATTTCAATAATTTTCATTTCTATTAATTTGTTTTTTTTCATTTTTTCTTTAATATTCATTTCTCATATCTCCCTTATTTTATTTTTACCCCCTTTTGAGTTATAATAATATCGCCAAATAAAATTAAATACACAAGAAAGGAGGTACTATAATGTTCCCAAAAATTCCAAAAGAATTACTTTCTCAACTTAAAATGGCTCAAGAAATTTATAGACAAAATGCACTTTCGATACAGTTGGCTACAAATCCAGGTGTAAACGCATATTTAGATATGAAAAATTATCTCCACTCAAGCATTTATCCTATTGAGCAGCAATTAGCACAAATAAGTTTAGTTGCCAAGTCTGTTATACCAGATTATATAGTTTGGAGTGAATTTATCAACTCTGCTATCCTTGCTTATAAAAATACCAAAGAAGAAGAGTTTGAAGTAACAGTTAATGAAATTCCTGTCACTATTATCAAGTCTAAATTAGAAGAATACATCGAAGCGTTTAAAAGTCTAAAGCTTTCTATTCCTAAGGATTTGATTATAAAGCTAGCAATTTCGTATTACATCTTTGCACTGCTTTTATTTGTTTTTACAACTATTCCTGAATTAAAACCCGCAGGAGAAAGTTTTGCTGCATGGATTTTCAAAACAGGAGGATTAACTTTTCAAAAATATTTTATAAAAATTGTTGCACTTTCTGACGAAAACAACGTTTCAGATTTATTATCTGAAGGATTGTTTGACTTAACAAAATTATTTTTATTTTATTTGTTCAAAAAAGGTTACGATAAAACTTTCAAAAAGAACTCCAAATAAAACATAAAATATTAGAAAAGGCAGTATTTCATATATCGCCTTTTTTATTTTGCTTTCATATTTGAAATATATTACAGCAACCGTTATATATCCGATGCCTATTAATATATTTTGAACATTCACTCCATTTTTTATTACTTTAAACGCTTGATAAGCACATAATATGAATATAAAATTAAATTTATCTATTTCATATTTCATCTCACACCTCCTTCCTTTTCTTTTGTGTTTTTTGTAACTTTAACGTTACAAAATAATCAAAAAAATTTAATCCTTCAAATAATCAAGGACTTCATTGTATCTATTTCTTCTATTTTGTTTTATGGCTCTTTTGAAGCCCTCATAACTATTGTATCCAAATTTTTCCATTACTTCTTTCATTGTTAAACCTCTTGAAAAAATAAGGCTTTTAATAGTCCTCATTCTTTTTTCTTCTATTTTCAATTTTCTCACCTCAAAATCATTATACCTTATTTGTAACATTTTTGCAACAAAAATTTTAAAATAAAAAAGAAGCCTTTTACAGCTTCTTTTTGTTTTTTTTTATAATCCTATATCATATACAGCCAGTTTATGCCCGTTTTCTATTATGTTAAAAGTTCCTGCTTGCCCTTTTGGAACTTCAAAGACAATTGTCTGGTCAATTTTGTTTCCAACTGGTATATTATCAAAATTGAATTCACCAAATTCGACAACACCTACTTCTGGTCTGATTAATTTTTTATCCTTTGTTTCAATTTGATAATGTTCTAATACTCCGCCTTGTACAATATTATCTGAAACATTTTCTGTGGTAAGTTTTACAACTATGTACTCATTTCCTTCTTTAGGTTTTGTATATTTCCCTTTTTCTACAACTTTAACATCTGTTACAGTCTGTGCTGTATTTTTGATTACACCTTTTTCACCTTTTTTGAAATATTTAGTAGGCTGTTTTTGTTCAGAAGTTCCATTTGTATTTCCTACTAATTTTGAAAAACCAAAAGTAAGCACTTCAAAAAATTCTTTATTTTTTTCGTCTTGTCCGTCAACTTGCCAATTTTTTCCGTTCTTTTTCAAGACAACATCCACGTTTCTCTCATTAAACTTCAAATCTTTTGATTTTAATTTTTCTTCAAAATATTTTGTTGAAAACTCTTCTCCGAGTTTTTTTATTTCTTCTTCACTTTTCCCGAAATTCGCAAAAGCTAATGCCATTGCTTGTTGTACAAAGTCAGGGAAATAAGAGCTTAAATCAGGAGCTTTTATATCAAGATTTACAATCGCTTTGTCTCCTTCAACTTTTGTTTTCTTGATTTTGTAACTCATTTTTTTGTATCCGTTTAAGAAAATTTTTAAAGTTTCGTCGTTTGTCGTCATTTCGGAATTAGGATTCAATTCCTTTATCTTTTTTGCATCTTCAGTTTGAAGTGCTTTTAATACACTTTCTAAATCTTTCTGTGCTTGTGGCGTTCCGCAACTGAATACAAATAACATCATGGTTAAAACCAATAATATCTTTTTCATCCTTTTCCTCACTTTCTATTTTATAATTTATTGAATTATACCATATTTCAAAGAAAAATAAAAGTATTAAAAAAGATACCAGTTAAAAGTGCCTTTACTTATCAGTTAGATATTATACTAAATTTTAAATTTCTTCTAAAAGTTTTTCTAAAATCACTATCTAAAGTTACTAAACAAACATCTTTTTCTTCACAATATTTACTTATTATTAAATCTGTAAAATCCAAACTAGATAACAACGTTTCTTTATTTTCTATTTTTTCATATTCAAAATTATAATGCTCAACTTCAAATTCTTGATGCAGAAGAATGTCATTTATTATCTTTATTATTCCTGCGTTTGAAATTTTAAACTCAGGAGTTTTTCGATAATCTTTTTTAGTAAATTTTTCATCTTTAAGTTTACTTATTTTATAGTCTTCAAAAGCAGCATTCAATGCTAAATTATAAAATTCTGATATAATGGGAATTATTATCTTTATTTTTATTTTTTTTATTTTACAATCTATAAGCAAATCTTCTATTTTTGAAATGTAGTTTTGGTTTATCGTATTATTTTTGTTTATTTCAGGATGATAGAGGTTTACCAGAACATTTGTATCAAATATTACTTTTTTTTCATTAATTGTTCTTAAATCATAATCATTTAGATGAGTAAAATATTTTTGATCCATTTTTAGACACCTCTATCTGATTAGCTACAACTTCGTTGGCATTATTTATTTTTATGTTGTCTATTGTTTCCTCTGAAAATTCTCCATAAAGTTTCCCTATTGAAACATTAAAAAATCTTGTTGTGCTCGCCTCGATTCCACTAAAATCTAACACGATTTCTTCGTTCTTTTTTATCCCTTTTTCTAATTCTTTGTGCAAAATTTCTCCTTTTTCAGCTTTAATTGCAAATTCTGTTTTAATTAATTCTTTTACATTTATTTCCATTTTTCCTCCTTTAAGCTATCGTTATCTTTTATAATAAATATCAATAATAATCGTTGTTCCTTTATATTTGTTACTTAGTCTATTATAAACTGTTTTTCTGTTTTTATCAACAGAATAATAATCATACCCTGAAACTACTGTTATATTCCCTTCTAATTCTTCAACCATTTCTTTTAAATCATACAAACCATAACCGCCTGATGTTCCATCTTTTCTTGTGGTTGTACCTTCTTTAAATATCCATTCTATACATTTTTTATTTGATAAATTAGGTTTAACTTCTTTTACCTTTTCATTTATTGTTTTTCCTAAATTGCTTACCGAAAAAGAAAGTTTGCTAAGTCTAGGATAATACTGCCCACATATATATGCTACCGCTGTTTCTCCATGTTCATAACTATTGTTAGTAATTTCTCCAATATTACTTAATAGATAGCTATAAATCAAATTACTATTATTCAATAACTTTTTCTCTAATATTATATTTTTTATTTTTCCAAATGTATCATTCTCATTTTCTTGCTTCTTTAACATTGTAAAATCCAGCATTGTCTTATAATTATCTTCAGATATTCTAATTTCATTATTAAATAATTTTAAATATTTGTTTTTTGCAAAAAAATCTTTTATTTCACTCTTTATTTCATTGTAATATATTTTTTCATGTGTCTGAAACAACTGCTGGTTAATAGTGTGAAAAAGCGGAAGCAACGAAGCTTCAAAAAACCTTATCTCTTTCATATTATAGTATAGCTTGTTATCTTTTGCAGATAACAAATTATTTAAAAATTGTATTATTTCAAATTTATTTTTCATTTCTTCAGGAAAATCTATATGTTCCACATTTTTCTCCGTATCTTAACTATAGTTTTCCTCAATAAACCCTTTTTAAATCTCTTTTTTATTTATCTTTATTTCCCAAACCTACTTTTCAACTCCGCCAACCTCATCAATGCTTTTTCTTCTTCTTTTCCAACAAAATAATCCTCTAATGGAACGTAATTAAATAAAAATTCTGCCAAAAATAAATTCGCTTCGTTTTCTAGCTGGTTAGAAAATCCAAAAAAATTATCTTTCATAAAAGAAATATCTTTGTTTGGGTGTTTTAACACAGCATGCCCTAATTCGTGTAGCAACACTATAATTATCATTAATTCAGAAAGCTTGTTATTGATTATTATTAAGCTAACTCCGGCATTTCTTACGTGAAAACCTTTAATTTCTCCTAAGTCCTGAAATATTATTTCAATACCTGCTCTTTCACAAATTTTAAAAGGATTCTTTGTTCTGTATTTTTCTATTAAATTTTTTACTCTTAATACAAAATTCTTTTTCATATTCCTCCAATAGTGGCTATTTTTTGTTTTTTTTATCCCTTTTTATTTCTTTTGACCTAAAATATGCGTTATTCAAAGCAAGCATTAACTTGTCTTTGTCTTCTTCCGAAACATTTTCATCATTGAAGAAAAAGACAGCATTATCTTCTAAAAATTTCTCTCTTTGCAATTTTTCTCTTCTGTTCAATTGTAAAACCCTATCATCATCTATTTTATCTAAGGCAGCACCAGCCAAATTAAACAATTCTATTTTATTTAGATTAAATATTTCTGCTAAAGCCGATAAAACTTTTATCGGAACTTTTTCATGTTCTTCGTTTTCTAATCTTTTTATGCTTGTATGACTGTAATTAATATTTTTTCCTTTTAATTTATTCTCTACTTGTCGCAAAGTTAAATTTCTTTGCTCTCTCTTTTCTTTTAATAATTCCCCTAGTTTCATAAGTATTCCTCCTGCTTTCTTATTCTAATTTTACCACATTTTTTCAAAAAGTAACAATTTTGTTACAAAAAAGTGTTGCATTTTTGTTACAAATGTGTTATAATAATTTTGTAGTCAAGATGAGACTACTTTTTTAAAGGAAACTATGTAACAAAAACGTTACAAAATGTTATAAATAGGAGATGAAAAAATGAGTTACAGCGAAAACCTAAAATACGCCTCAGAAGTTGAAAGAGGCTGGGATAGAAGATTATACGACTTGGATATGGAAAACGCAGAGTATGAAGAACAATGTGATTACAGATACAAAGAACTTTATAAAGAGTTAAAATCAAGAAAAGTAGAACTCGCAGAAGATTTTACAGAAATCGAATATGAAGCACTTGGCGAGTATCTGAGAGATTATAATATAACTCCAAATACCGAGTTGCAGGAAGTTATAGAAGCATTTATTGCGGAAATTGATAATTAATTTAAGGAGGAATAATGAAATACACTTTATACAAAAACGATAAGTTTATTATGCAAAGGAAATATTTTTATCCTATAAAAACGTATCTTATAAAAGCTTTGGGAATAAAAAATATTTATATATCATATACCGATTTAATGGATATGGCTAAAAAAAATAATTATAAAATGGAGGTAGAAAAATGAAATTTGAAGCATTAGCAATTGTGAATGAAAACAACAAAAAGGTTTTAAAGGAAAGAGAAGCAAAGAAATTAAAAAACAGAATTAAAAAATTATTTAAGAAGTAATCGATATTTTACCAAGCCCATAAGAGATTGTGGGTTTGGATAAGATATTAATAATCTTAAATAAATTTCAGGAGGGAAAATTATGACAATAACAGAACAACTGGAAAAGGAAATTGAGAGAATAGAATTTGAAAAGTTTAAAAACGGATTGAAGCAAGATTTATTCTTAATAGTCAATTTGGGGATTGACATGAATATAGAAAATAAAATAAAAAAACGGAAAAAGTTTTTAAATGATTTTGAAAAGGAAGTCGAAGAGGCGTTGCGTACAGGAAAAGTAAAATATACAATTGAAGAATTGAAAGGGTGAATATATGAAGAGAGATATCATGACAATAAGGGAACAGCTTGAAGCTGAAATGGATGAACAGGAAATTAAGGAACTGGAGGGAAATAGCGTTGATGACAACAAAGAGTGCAATAAAATGGATAATTCTAATACTGGCATCAATTTGGATTCAGATTGAAACGATTAAAGTTAAAGGGCATTGGATAGCAGGAGGTAATGTAGTATTTCCGTTTTTGGTGGCTTTACTGCTGTGGTGGTGTCCTAGAGTGATTAAAGATTTTGAAGGGCTGTAAAAGGGGAAAATTTTAAAGGAGGATTATGGAATACAAAGAAATAAGTTATAAAAATGAAGATGAATGGCACAGCATAAGGCAAAAACATATTGGTGGCTCGGATTGTTCAATAATAATGGGACATAATCCCTATAACGAAGATATACAGGAATTGTGGCGAATCAAAACAGGAAGAGAAAAGCAAAAAGATATAAGTAATGTTCCAGCAGTAAAAAACGGAATATTGCAAGAGCCACATTTAAGAGGAATTTTTGAAGCACAGTATCCTGAATTTAAAGTAGATACACTTGAAAAAACGCTTGTATCTCTAAAATATCCTTTTATGTCCGCAAATTTAGATGGTGTATTGGAAAATAAAACAAGCAGGGAAAAGGGGATACTGGAAATAAAGACAGCACGATGCATGAACTGGAAGCAGTTTGAGAGAGATTGGAAAGATGAAGTGCCATTACATTATCATTTGCAAGTGCAGCATTACTTGGCTGTGACTGGCTGGAAATTTGCAGTTTTGTTTGCAAATATAAAGTTAGAATGGACTGATGAAAGCATTTTAAAGAAATTTTACATCGAACGTGATGAGGATGACATAAAAGAAATTATAAAAAAAGAAATATGGTTTAATTCATTTGTAATTAATGACATTGAGCCACCATCAAAAATAAAATTAGCAATATAGGAGGAAAAATGGGAACACAGGAATTACAGGTAATTGAATTTGAAGTAACAGAACTTGTGCCAGCCAAAGTTATAAGCAACATTGACGATTTGGAAAATTTTATGGAAATCGTTAGGCAAAAATATAAGGGCTGGATTGTTACTGAAGATGATATTGACATAGCAAAATCAGAAAGAACTAAATTAAACAAACTTGAGAAAAAAATAAGTGATGAGAGAAAGAAAATACAGAAAAAAGCAAATGCTGATATTGAAATACTTATCGAAAATCTTAAAACTTATGAAAAAGAAGTAAAGGGAATTTCAAACTTTATCAGCGAACAGCTTAAAGGATATGATGAAAAAATAAGGGAAGAAAAGAAAGTTGAAGTACAGAAGAGAATAAATAACATCTTCACAAAAAATCCAGGATTAAAAATTTTCCTTGAATGGAACGACAAATGGCTGGATAAATCATTTACTTTCAAAAAAATTGAAAATGAAGTACAAAAGCAATATGAAGAACTAGAGAAAAAGCAAGACTTCATAAATTCACAAATTGAAAAGGCAAATTCAGAAATTGAATTTATGATAACTTTCGAATCAATGAAATTTTTAATGACCGAAGACTATAACGTTATTACGAAAAAAATCGAAAACAAGAAGAATGAAATCAAGCAGACGGAAGAAAATTTAAGACAGAAAGCCGAAGAAGAAAAACAAAAAGAACTGGCTGAACTTGAAGCAAAAAAAGAACGTGAAAAAGAGGAAGCAGTCAAAAACGCACAAATCAAGGCTACACAGCAACAAAAC